ACATACTATTTTATTGCCATTTGCAATCAAAACATTTGTTTCACTCACAACATTATTTATATATTCTAAATAATCAGAAAAAAAACTACTGTGAACTGTTTTTGCCTGAAGTGGTCTCAAAATTTCGCTCGAGTCTCGTGTTTTATAAAATATTGTTCCTTTTGTACTATAGCCACTCATGGTATAATATGTTGTAAATGCTGTTCCCAACGCAGCTGTTACCATAACAAATTTATTACCAGTTGATAAATAGTTTATTGCTTCTTTTGGAGCTAATTCATTTAACAAAAATTGTTTTGCTTGAGGATTGTTGTTATTAATAATATTTCCACTAGCATAACTGGCAGCTCCAGCTGCACCAATTAAACTTAACGCTTTTGCACCATCAGACATATTTTTTAAACTCCATGTTTGAACAGATCTTAATACTATATTGGTTATTTCAAAATTTAAATTTTTTTCTATATTTTGTGCAGTTTCCAACACATTTTTCACACACGTATCTTGTGATCTGAATTTTGAGCATTCAATCTGTTTGTATTGAATTGTTTTTGACGATTTTTTTGATAATCTTTTCGGTGATCTTTTCGGTGATTTTTTAGGTGATCTTTTTGGTGAAAAATTCGACCCACCTTTCATATAATTACTTAAAACTGTTTGTCCCGTTCGAGATGTTACATCTATATATCGTTTTGTTTATGGGTTGTATATTTTACGATAAAATTCACTCATTATATATAATATTGAACTAAAAAAAAATGTTCAAATTTATAATTAAAAAATTATGAATTTGAACATTTTTTTTTTGATCAGTAAATTCACTAAATACAAAATATATAAAAAATTATTTTTTTTTGAAAATAAATTTTGACAAAATTTGACAAAAATCTAATAAAATTTGATGTTTATTGAAAATAATAAAGGATAATTAATAAATATAAAATACATGGTTGAGCTCAGTGAGTATAAGCGTTTTTTTCCATTTCCCACAATTCGAAAAGGTCAGAAAAAAGCAATTGAGTTTATTCTAAATTCCTTTTTACATAAGAAAAAAAAATATGTGATTTTGGAAGCCGGAACTGGCGTTGGGAAAAGCGCAATTGGTCTTACAATTAGTCGATATTTACAACACGTGCAAATAAAAAAACAAGTACCTAAACAAGAGCGGGAACAAGACCCCACCACTGTCATACCACCTCAAAAAGGATCCTATATCCTAACCACTCAAAAAATACTCCAACAACAATACATGGATGATTATGCTTCTTCTGCTTCTTCTTTAAAAAAAGAAACAGAAGATTCAATCTGTGATATTGAAGATCTTTGTTCTATTTCATCTGCCACTAATTATAAATGTTGTATGAATCCTTCTGTTAGTTGTGCCAGTAGTCAACGAATTTTAAAAGTTGCTGATCGTCGATCCGATTTTTTCATTAATTGCACACGGAAATGCCGTTATAAAACCAAAAAGAAAGAATTTATAAAAAGCCATGATGGTGTCACAAATTTTGCCTATTTTTTAGCAGAAACCATGTATGTCGGTGAATTTAAACCACGTGAATTGCTTATTGTAGATGAATGTCATAATATTTCGTCAGAAATAAGTGGATTTATTGATATTAAAATTGAAAAATCATTTGCGGAAGATCAACTCGATTTATTTTTCCCCACAGAAAACAAAGGAATTTATACTTGGATAAAAAATGATTATGAACCAGAACTAATGAAATTTAAAGAAGAAAAAGAACAAAATATGGAAAAACATCTTGCCGCTACACATCGATTATCACATGATCAAGCTGTAAAATTATCAAAAGATATTGAAATATTGGATAAACACTCATGTAAAGTACGTCGTTTTTTGAATTTTTACACACGTGAAAATTGGATCATTCATATTACAGAAGATAAAAATATTGAAATTAAACCAATTGATGTTGCTCAATTTACAAATGAAGTGTTGTTTAAATATGGTGCCAACTATGTATTAATGATGTCTGCAACGGTTCTGAGTAAAAAGAAATTCTGTATTTTAAATGGCCTTAATCCATCTGAGGTGGATTTTTTACAAATTGAATCACCTTTTTTATATGAAAATAAACCAATTATGATTTTACCTGCTGGACCAATGAGTAAATCTCATTTAGAAAAAACAATGCCAAAAATCATTGCCAATATTATAAAAATCATGAAAAAATATTCGACCTATAAAGGAATTGTTCATTGTCACACTTATAAAATCGCACAGATGATTAAAAAAACAATTAAAAGCAATCGTTTGTTATTACATAATTCGAGAAATCGCAAAGAAACATTGAATCTTCACTTGAAATCACCACATCCCACTGTTCTGTTGTCACCATCTATGACCGAAGGAATTGACTTAAAAGACAATTTAAGTCGGTTTCAAATTATTTGTAAAATTCCTTATCCATATTTAGGAGATCCACTGACACAAAAACGAAGTAAAAAATGGTTGTGGTGGTATGAATATGAAACTGCAAAAACACTTATTCAAGGAATTGGTCGTAGTGTTCGGTCGCAAAAAGATTATGCAATTACACTTATATTGGATTCATGTTGGATTAATTTTTATCACCAATGTAAACATTATTTCCCACCGGAATTTCAAAAATCTATTTTCACATATAAAGAATTACTCCAATCAAAAAAAAGAAATTGTAGTTTAATTAGTTAGTTGGTTTATAGAAAAGAATTATTGGAATGTAGGAAATGCAATATAAATGATCCTACACCCATACTAAGAAATCCCATGCTTGCTCTTGGAATACATCCTGTAAAATATCTCTGGTACCCAACCGTCTGACTTATAATTTCACGATATGTCATAAAAGTCCCCGGATAAGCTCCCTGTTTAATCGTTTTTAAATAATCGATTGGATGTGATAATATACATCCAATAAAACCACCAATACCTCCCATCAAAAAAGAATTATAGTTGTATTTTTCAGACAAATTATTCGCACCATAAACAAAGGTGGCAAAAATAATATTTCGAAACAAATTTGCGTGATATCCATTGTATAATGTTGTCAGTGATGGTTTTATTTTGACCTGGTTAATACTATATATTTTAAAATTTTCAATGGGACAATCAATAAAGGTCTGAAAAAATCCAGAAAAGCTCCCAATAATTCCATAATGTTTTATACTTGAAATTAGGGTTTGTTTTTTTTCTATTGGAAAAAGTTGTTTTCCATAATCTTGTGATAGCCAAAAAGTTGTTCTCATGGGAAGTAATCCAGCTCCTCTTGCGAAAATACCTCGATATTTAAATTTCATATTTGATTTTAGAAATTGAGACAGAGTAAAACTAGGATTTTGCTGGCGAATTGTTTTATACACATCAAATGGATGAACAACACTCAACTCGCAAACAGAGGATATCAGAGAATTCCTTATTTTTTCATTATAGACCATATGACAAATATATTATATTACTTGTAATGAAATACAAAAATAATTTTAAATCAAATTTATTATTATGTTGTCAATTAACCAATTTGCAAATTGCGGATGGTCATTTCATAAAAAATATTTATATGAATTAATAATTAAAAATTAAAAATGACTCAAAATCAACATAATTCTAATTCCAATGGTAATGGTACTAAATTATATTTCATGGATTTTGCTTTTGATAAATTAAATCCCAATGACAAAAAAAATCAATGTAAAATCGATAAATTGTTTAAATTTCTCACAGATCTTGAAGAATTACCCAACTCATTTTGCAACACCCAAAACGTTATTCAATTAATTAATTCCATATATAAAAATTTTATCATTGCTGTATTTCATGTTGAATTTCCAACCAATAAAATTATACCTTGTGGGTTTCTTAGCAGTATTTTTATTCAAAAAAAATGTTATGTAAAAGATATATTTCTTGTTCAAAATCAAAACGATCCAACCGCACATCAACGATATTTAGATCAGTTGAAAGAAACATTGATTTATTTGAATCGATTTGTAAAAAAACGTAATATGAGAATTTTGTTTGAAAAAACATTACCATGCATGAATGAAATTAATATGCTTTTTAGAACTTATTTAAAAAATAATAAATATTATGTGAAAATCGACACAGTAATTGGAATTATTAACCATGATACGTTTCGCGTAAACCCTTATTTTCTTGTGGACAAACAATTATTAGGTGATGAAACGACAAATTACATATTATTTGACGCGGTAAATTCAAGTGATGTTCCTGTTAAAATGATAAATCCATCTGTATTTAAATGGAATCCCAAATACTCTTTTTATGAAAAATTAATTGCAAATGACGATCATTTAATCACAATCGACCATATTTATTATTGTCTAGTGACAAATCGATATGTTTATAATGATAAATATAGAGAGTGTAATCTAAAAGAAATTAATGAAATAGATGTTTTAAAATTTAATTATTAAAAAAATGCAGATAAAGATATATTGGACCTAAAAATATGTTTATGTGAATAAATTGATTCCAAACGCTCATTGGTTACAAATTGAAAAAGAATTTATTTATAAATCTTGAAATAAAATTATAAATAAATTTGAATAATAAAATTAATTTATTAATAATAAATTATTTTTCTTTTTTTACTTATGAACCATTACAGCAATCAAGAACTTTCTAAAATTAAAACTTATTTAAAATCATTTGAAGAAAAATATGATATTGAAATTATTTCCGCAATTGATTGTGGAAGTAGAGCGAAAGGACTTGATAGTGAAAAATCAGACTATGATATCAGATTTATTTACATTCATAATCGTCGTATCAAACATATTTATGGGAAAATGCAGTCAATTCATGAAACCTTGGAAAATGAAATGTATGATTTTGATGGTTGGTCAATTGATAAAACAATTCAACTTTTAAAAGAAAGTAACCCTACCCTAATTGAATGGCTTCATTCACAAATTATTATTATTAATAAATATGATTTTATACATGATTGTCTTAAAATCGCAAATAAAATGCATAATAAATTATCTATGTTTTATCATTATAGTTCCATGGCAACAAAAAATTATAAATTATGGATTGAAAACAAGGATCAAGTTATTTATAAAAAATATATTTACATTATTTTTCCTTTGTTAATGGTTAAATATTTATCACAATCAAAAAATGAGAAACTAGTAATTCTAAATTTTATGGAATTAATTAATAAAGTAAATTTGGACACAAATGTTCACAACATTATTCAAAAAATAATCACCATTAAAAAAAATCATAAAATTCTAACAGGTCCCCCATTTAAAGAACTGGAATCTTGGATCAATCATGAATTATTTGAAATAGACCAACTAAAAGAACGTAAAAGCAAAAAAAAAGGCGACAATATGACTGGTCGGAGTATCATTTCAAAATACACAAAAATGTCAAATGAAGTTATGACAATGAATAAAATAATAAATGGGATTCAAGAGGTGAAAGGACTTCATAAAAAAATAAATAAAAAAATAATGATTCGGGTTCTCTTTAGTGCTCTTGAATTTCTATGGGTATGGAACAACCAAGATAAAAATGTCAATCAAATTCCAAATTCTTCTATGAATTTATTGTTGGCTAATAGTGATTTATTGCCAACAAGTATAGAATCAACCATTCACGACATAATTAATTACAACAAGATTGACCAATTAAATGAAGAATTACTACAAAAAGTAAAGGATTATACAAAAGAATGTTTAAAAATATATTTGAATTTTGTGGATCCTTCTGAAACAACTTATAAAATAAAACAAATTCAGAGTTTAGTGGATAATCGACATGATATTCATAAGTATTTATTTGAATCAGTGTTGGGTGTTGTTTGGTTAAGCAATCAAAAACAAAATAAAAATATTCGAGATATTCCTAAAAATGTTTTGAGTGATAAAATTGGGTTGGGACATATATTACAAGAAAAAGTTGTGAATTTTTTAAGAGAATTAACACCTCTTTAT